GTGGGGGCAAGCCGGGTCCTGGGGTAATCACCGGGTCTGCGCAGGGGGCTATACCCAGCAGTGCCTGCGTGTGATCACCTGGGGACAGGAACGGCTTATCCCGTGGGAGGCTGTGGCGCAGTACTCCCTAAACTGCGAGGCTACCGTATCGCGAAGCTGGTTGGACACGATGGGGATGTCGCCAACAGGGCTTGACCTCGCCGCACTGGAGCGGGAGATGCGGGGGTTGGCGGGGTGATGGCATAAAGCGCCGGAAGGGAGCCATCTGAGCCGCCAAGCCCTTTTGCTCGCGCCTTCCGTGCAATGCGCACGGTCCCCTTCCTGACAAGCCTCCGAAGTCCTTTCAGGATGCATGCGTAGTCTTTCTTGAGGATCCAAGAAAGTTCTCGGATGGACTGCGCTTTGCCGCTCGACAGGATCGAGAGGATAGCCCTCTCTACTTCGATGCCTCGCCCAGGAAGCAAGCCCTTCACCCGAAGTTCCCGGCGCACCAACTCCCTGCCAACTCCTACCGCATCGGCAATGGCCTCGATGTTCCATCCCCTCTTTCGAAGGGACAGCATGGCCACCGTCATTTCGTGCGTAAAGGTTACGCGGTGACGCTCTGACCACTCATGCAGGGCGCGCTGGATGCTTGGATGGTTCTGGTAGCGCCGAACGCCAATGGACATACCTTCCGACATAGTTCTCTCCATGCAGAGCGCCGCGGATCAGTCCCGGGTGGCACGGGACGCGGCGCTGGGGTGGGTTAGTGGAACGCGATGGCGATGTGATGGAACAGCCATAGAGCGATGAAGGCAAAGCACACGCCGACAGCGATACACGATAACGCACCGATCAGGATTACTCTCCCTTCTGCCTTGGCGATCTCACGCCCAAATCCACTATCCATCTGATTTTCTCTTTCTTTATGCGCCCGGCGGGAAACTGCCGGGCGTTCGGCGTTTCAGTCCAACTCGATCTGGTGCGGCACTACAGGCAGGTGGTCATACGCCTTGAGCGCATCGCGGATCGTCGGCCAGAACGCCTCGATGGTTTGCGCCAGTGAACCGGCGGTGTGTGGTGCTCCGATCAAGTCGGCAATCTCGGATGGTGTGTAGGCTCGGTCGTTCGGCATATCATCCTCCATCATTCCGGCCGGGCTCATCCCTGGCCGGATTTCGTGTCATGCGCCGCCCGCTTCTCTGCATCCTCGCGCCGGGCTTCCTCGGCCAGCGCAATCAGCATTGTCGTGCGGTTGTGTAAGCAGGTATCCATGATCATAACCCCACCGCCGACTTCATCCGACCAGTAGGTGTGACCGCCGGCCTTGTTCGGTTCCCGGAACAGGGTGTGACCGCCGGGAAGGGCGCAGACTTCATCCATGATCCGGCATCCCTGGAAATGGCAGCGCGGAACCACGAACTCGGGCCACGGCATTCCAGAATTGCTTAGCAGCATCGTCGAGCGGCAGGCCAGTAGGAACACGAACCTCTCCGGTCACGGTGTTCACAGCCACGCCAGAGCCGAAGGTAATCCATGACAGCTCCATAGCGGTATTTAACGTGATTGTGCAACTGTCCTCTTTGCATTCGTTATGAATGCTGAAGCTCTGCGCGGCGGCGGGGCCAACAAATAACAACGCAGCGACAATGACCATTAGTTTCTGTGTCAACCTCATGTCTTGGGTGCCTCCGGGACCGGGATGGCAGCGATGGCCTTAGCAGCGCGGAGGTGCGTGTTTTCGCGCACTTCGTCCCTTGAGTAGTCGTGGCCGTATTTTGCAAGCGATGCAGAATACATTTCGGCCAGACTGGTATGGTATTTCTCCACCGCCTTGAGCGCATCCGCATAGCCGGACCGATACCAGCCCAGCAGTTCTCGCAGATCGGCGGGTGCGATACTGACAAGGTGCGCGTCAGTGGTAGCAGCGCGCGTCAGGTGCGCGAGGGTGGCGGGGTTCATGGCTGCGCCAGCTTCCGCAGCGTCGCAGCGGCGGCAGAGAGAGCTTTCCAATGATCGGCTCCAGGAAGCGCCGAGACCCGACGACATTCAGCTTCCCGCTCCACCGCCTCGGCCTGCTTGGCAAACGAAACCGCGGGCGCAGGCGAAGGCGCAGGCGCCAGCAAGCCGCCGGGGAGGCGGTGCAGGCGTTCGAGTTCGTCGGCGGCTTCGCGAAGTATGCGAGAGATATCCCATCCGCTCTTATCCCGTGACGCTGCTTTTGCGTCTCCTACTAGATACTCAAGTTCCTCACGTGTCATACCTTCCTTCTCCTCTCTCGATACGCCGGATCGGCCCAACGCCGCCGAGCCGCCGCGGCGTGGCGCTCGTGGCTACCCTCCGGATGCTTGATGCCCATCTTCCCAGCGCTGATCTTGGCGCGTGCGTCGGCTGATTGTGGCGTACCGATGGGGCGACCGACCGCTCGGCCGGTGGGGCGGTGCCAGCCCATCAGAACGGCAACCCAACGTTGATCAATTCGGGCGGTAGGTCCAGACCCGCTTTCTTGGCTGCGGCCAGAAACGCCTTGCACTTCCTGACTATGCCATCGAACCGATCCAATTCGTTCTCGACGCCATCGCGCTGGTTCTCAAGGCGCACAACCTCGGCCCGAAGATCGTCCAGCGTGCATACGAGTCGCTTACCCTCGGCGCCCTGCCGAAGTTCAACCTCCATGCGTTGGCGGACCCGCTGCGCCACTTCGTCGGGATCATCTCCGGGATCAAGTTCGGCCTCGATCTCTGCGGCGTCATGGCCGTATCCGCTGGCGTGACTACGCAGCGCGCGCAAACGGATGTGGGTGATTCTCATGGTTTTCTCCTATGCCTCTTGCCCTAGATCGCCCCGGATCAATCCGGTGCGCCGCGTCTCCATCCGTCCCCACTGTTCCGCCCGCTTGGTCTCGATATCCTGCCACTGCGCCATGTCCTCCCGCCCGTCTTCGCGATACGCTGCGGCGCGGGCGCGGTGGGCGGCGGCAATCGCGGGCCAGTCGATCATTGCCCGTCAGCCATGCTCTGAGCGTATTCAACATCCGCTGGCGGCAAGATTTGGGCGAACGCCTGATAGACCCCGAGAGACCTGGCCTTTTCCTCCAGCGCGCAAAGCTCGTCGCTGAACTGTTCCAAAGCCGCTTCCAACTTCTTGATGAACGGCTCATCTCGGCCGGTTTCGACCATGTAATCAGGAGTCCGCTCGTTGTATGCCAGGAACAGCGCCTTGTCGGCCTCGGCAATCCATAGCTGGCCCTGGACCTGGCAGCGATAGCCCGCACCGTGCCCGAACAACAGGTATTCAAACTGCACCGGGATAGTCGGCGCTTTGGCTTCAACGGTCGTTCCGATCCTATCGCCTGACATGACCACGCGATCCGGCGATGCACCGAAGCGTCGATCATCGGTGAGGATGAACCCGACCGGCTTTGTCTCGATATCGTGGATCAGTTCAAGGCGCGCAACGGCTATCGGCTCGTTTGCCTTGCCGTCAGCGATCCAACTGATTTTATCGAGGCTGTCCGCTTGCCAGTTCAGCAGCCGTTCCGCGATGAGACGACAGGCATACTTGTGACGGCTCTCGGATAGCTTCTCCGTCTTCGGCGTCAGCACCGAGTCGAACATGCTGGCGGTCGGGATGCCGGCTCGCTTGCCATACCATTGCAGGCTGCCCTGTTCGGTGGTCCAGTCTATGATCGGCATGGCCTACGCTTCCTTTTCCTGCAAGCGCCAATAAATCCTGGCGCACGCCCTGGTATCTACCAGCGCATCGTGGGCGCCCGGAAATTCCTCGCCGAAGAAATGCTTCATGCACTCTGCCAGCTTCGGCGGCTTCGGCCCGTTGAAACCGTAATCCAGCATCCGGCGCGTCGGCGGAAGGTTGACGATCGGCTTCGCTGCTTCGCAGGTGCAAAACTTCGGCCGCGCCTCCATAGCTTCGATTTCCTCTCGCGTCGTGCCGGCACGCAACAAGGCGATGCGCATGATTTTGCTGTCGAATGCCTCATTGTGCGCCACGCGCAGGCGAGCCGAGTCGGTTGTTGTCACGAACAACGCCACCGCCTCCGCCTCCGGAATGCCTTCGGCAAGAGCACGCTCCAGGGAAATGCCGTGCAACGCGATAACCTCGGCTGGTATCTCCCAGCCATCCGGTTTAATGATGACGCATTGAGCGTCCGTCTCCTGGCCGGCATCGTCATAAGTTACCAGCGCCAACTGCACCAGATGCGGCTGCCGGGGATCGGCCGACGGCGCCTTCTTAACGGGAAACCCGGTCGTTTCCGTATCGTAGAACAGGATCAAGTCGGGGCTCCTTTTCTTGCTTGTTGTGCCTTGATCCCCTCGAGAGTGGACTTCGCGGCGAGGTATCCACTGCCGGCCTCGATTTCCTCCACGGATCGTACCGTGCCGCCGAACAGGCGATCAAGGAACGGCCCTTCCTGTCGCCCCGTTTCACCGAGCAATGCGACAATTTCCGCGATCTGATCGGCTCCGATGAACCGTTTTCCTCCACGCACCCCGTCGTCGTCTTGGTTGCAGAACACCACGTTGAATGCGCCGCAAACCGCATACCGCTTGAGATAAGTTTCGGTCGATCCACCACCGTGCAGAACGGTTTTGACCGCGCTCCCTTTCGGCCCAAGCGTGTCAGACGGAGCCTCCCGATGATATTTCTTCGAGTGGCGGCCAAGCGACACTTCGCATTCGACGCGGATGTTTCCCGCAATCAAAGGTGGCGTCGTGTTGTAAGCGACGTTGAAGCCGTGCCTGAGATAGATGGGTCGGATTGCAGCGTCCACCGCTTCCAACTTCGCATAGAAGCTATTGGTCTGCTTGTTCTCGGCCGTGCGCGCCACGGGATCAATCTCGGCTTGCGCGAGGTTCATCGCTTCGTTGAATAATTGTTCCGCCTGAGCGGCCTCTTCGCGCTTCTGCCACTCAACCAAGCGATCGAACATTTCCGGATTCAGGCCGGGCGTGCTGGCGAGGCTGATGATTTTCTCTGCCAAGGCGCTGGCCTGAACGATACCGGGCACGGCGTTGATTACTGAGATGGCGTTTGGATCGCTGCTCATCAGTATTTCATCCCCATGTGCCTGATTGCCCCCTTGGCAACCGCCGCAATGACCGTCCGGGCGTGCGCATCGGATACCCCAGCCGCCACCAGATCGGCCAGGGCCTCGCGGTTGAACTCGGCCCTGTGTGCCTTGTCGGCAGCACGGCGCGCAGCTTCGG